GATTATAGCTGAATTTTCGAGAAAGCTCCAAAACTCAGTCCCGACTACAAAAGCAGCGAAGAAGTTGGCAAGGTTGAGACCCCCCAAGTTCGGGAGGACATACACGTCAAGCATGTAGGCCATGCCAATACCGATAATGCTGAGCCCCAACTTCCAACCCGTGTCCCACATTTTCTCGCTTTTGAACACATATTTTTGATGGGCTCGTTTGTGGCGCTTGTAGTCAGCAATATTTCCAGTTATGAAGTCGACGATAATGGCAATACAGACACAGAGGATAAGGACCTGGACCGGAGCTAAAAGCCCCCAAAACCCTACAATGCTCCCGCATACCCATTTTCCCGCTCTCATGATTTCCCCCTCCATATCTGTTAAACTTATAATTTATCACGTCCTATAATCATTTTACGAGACGGGGACTCCTTGTATTCAGTACAGGGAGACAGTACCCGCAGAGCTTTAAGGTGATTTATAGCCTTCTCGAGGTAGGCTTCCCCGATGTTCCGTGCTTCGTTCGAGCTACGGATGATGATGTTGTCCTCTACTCGAGTGCTGAATTCACCATCTTTATACCTTACCCCAAAAGCAGTGGGATTGATTGGATTGTTGACGATGAATCGGGAATACGCAATGTATGCAATGGCGATCTTGAGTCCTTCGCTTCGACCATCCCCGGAACAGCCACCATCATAATACCCGCCTTCCATGGCGGCAGTGTACTGATCTTTTGTAATGGTCACGTCCCCGTATTGGAAAGGACCGGGGCCGGAAAAGTCTGTCTCGTCGAGCCATCTGTAGAGATTGGCTCCTATGGCATCCACCAGTCTGAGAGTCTCAGCCTCCCGGATGTATGGCTCCAGTCTGGCCGGATCGTTGATGTTCTCGGCTATCGGCCGAACATTCCGAAGGTCGTTAGAGTTGAGTATCATCGGGCATGAGTTTTATAATCTCCTCGTCGTAAAGCCCATAGATGAGCTTGAGCATGTTTCTCTTCTGAACAGTGGAGAGCATCTGGTCCCGGATAATCTCCAGTACCTGAGTCATGTTGTCCTTGCCAATTCTGTCTGCTATAGACTCGCCGGCATTGTAAGTGAGAGACTGAATAGCGAAGTCGGGATTTTCCAAAGGAGCCCACCAGTACTCAAAGATCGATACGAAAGTCTCCTCCAGCTGCTGACGCTCCCGGACTGTAACAGAGTTGTAGTACTTGTAGGCATTGGTCATGAGATCAGCCCCAAAGTTAGCCCCCACGTCAACAGCTCGAAGAATGGGAGGCTGCTTGAAGGCTTGACCAATGTTCTCCGGGATGACTCTCTGCGTTACTTCGAATGCTTTGTCATAGTTCTCCCCGGAGAACCTTATGAACTGGGGCACCTCATCTTTGGACTTGCACTGGATGTACCACAGTTGAGAAGTGTTTTCGTCTCCTTGAAACTTGTTGAGCTCTTTCTGTGTCTCATTGACTTGGGACTGGTCTTGAGTCTCGTCCTTGATGTCTACCAAGATCCCAGCTGACAAGAAGTTGGAGCATGCGTTTCGACCGGCTACATTGGCAAGTGCTTCCTCAGTTCTCATGTCTGTCATCTCAGCGATGAAGATGGGGACCGGGTAAGAGGGACTGCCTTCAGAGTCTCCGGAAAAGTAGAGGATCTGGCCATTGTAGTTGTCCCATCCGCCAGCTTCTTCTACCTGGTTCAGGATAACCTCCGGATCCGGGTTGAAGAGGTGAAACCACTCAATGTCGGACGGGGACCACCGGGACCTCGTCTTGTCTCGGTGACCCCAGTCAGGATGATATGCCGTCCGGCCAATGAATCCATCGTCGTCTGCCTTAGCAAGTCGGAGTGACTCGAACGGAATGTGGTGGATCGAACTGACGCGGAAGTTCATATTGTAGTTAATATGGATGGCGAACCCATGCCATAACGTGAAGTCTTTGCAGACCATGCGGAGGATCTTGTCTAGCTTCTCCCCTTCTTTGTTGACCCGCAATTTGTAGATACCCGGATCTTTGAATCCATGACCGTATACGAAGTCATTGTATATGCTCAAGCAGGCATTGCCTGTCTTTGAAGCCTGAACAATCTCGCTGACTGTCTGGGGAAAGTCGTTGGTATCTCCGTATGTTTGGATGCCGTATTGTCTCCAGTCCCGGGATTCGAACTGAGGAGCTGATTTGATCTGTGCAACTTTCATACTGGCGTAATTTTAATAGTAGGAGGGACGGGAAGCGACCCCGTCCTATTACCAGTCCTATTTGGACCCTCCTTTTTTGGCTCCCTTCTTGGGAGCCTCTGAAACGGGATTGACTATCCGGTTGTAAGCCTCTTCGATCTCCTCGGCAGACATTTGCGAGTCTGCATAGGCTTCTTTGATGGCTTCCAGATCCATCCCAGCGTCGATGAACTCCTTCACTTCCGTGTCGATGTCGGCGGGCTTCTCCTCGGGCTTCTCCTCGGGCTTCTCCTCGGGCTTCTCCTCGGGCTTCTCCTCGGGCTTCTCCTCGGTCTTCTCCTCGGTCTTCTCCTCGGCCCTCGCAGAATCGAGAATAGCGTGGATTGCTCCCATGGCTTTGGAGTACTCGTCGAGCTTGGCGTTCAGCTCGGTCTGTTTCTTGTTCAGCTCTTCGAGTTCGGCTTTCACGGACTCGATCTGCTTGCTCAGGACCTGAGCCTGGCGCTTCTTGATTTCCACGTCCTTGTCCGGTATCCCCTTGCCATAACGAGACATGAATTTCTCCAGTCGGTCGTTCAGGTCTTCGGGGACCCGGGTGAAGTACGAAAGAGCATCCTTGTTGAATGCGATGTGGTACAGGCAGAGATCCTCCGTGATGTTCCTCGGGGTGAGGATCTTGCTGAACTCTTTGTTGATCGGGTCGTGGAGCAGGGTACCTGCTCGGAGTTCGTAATCGGGGTGTGCTACGTTTTCCATCTGTTGTTCTGTTATTCGTCTTAGTGCTAAGTCGGCTTCGATCAGGCAGAAGCCGCATCGGGAAACTGACTTATTCAAAAAGTACCGAGAAAGTTCGTCTACTTCTCGATGGAGAGCGGGATTCTTTTCCAATTCCAATGTATGGGCCCGATAGGCTTCGCCTTTCAGGGACCCATACTTGGATTGGTAAGCTCTCAGTCTTTCGAGCATGTCAGTCATGAGTGCTACGGTTTAGATCCTGCGGTCAGAAGCCCGTTTACCATGAGGTCAGTGGTGGCTTCGTCCGTGTCGAAGAGGCTCATCGGGAGCGAACCTTCCTGAGCGATGGTACCGTTGGCCAGAGTTACCTGGTAAGCGACGCCGTCGGTCATTTCGGTAGTGACAGTGATTTCGGTGAGCTCCAGACCCGAGTCCCAGCCATACACCTCGTACTTGGTGTCCCCGTTGTCGCCAGTGTCGTTGTTCTCGACGATAGCGATGACGCGGGCATTGGTCAGACCATTCACGAACTTCTTGGCTGCTTCCGACTTCTTGAAGATCCGGACAACCACGTTGTGCTGGTGGGTCTTGAGATACGTGCCAGCATTGATGGTGTCCGAGCCAACTGTTGCGTTGGGCAGCGAGTCGACTTCGTAACCAGTGGCACCGGTCTTGAGGATGAGCGAAGAGATAACGTTGTCAGTTACAACGGACTTCGATTTGTCGACGTCCGAGTAGCTGATGAGGATCACCCTGGCGGTGGTGCCGGCGATTGCCGGCTTACCACACACCTGGTTGATGAATCCTGTTTTGATTTTAGAACAATCAAGTCCTGCCATTTTCTTAGATTTTTGAGGATTAGATACCTACCGAGAACAGATCCGGGTTAGTGAGCTTGGCATCCGCCCGACCCATGAGTTCTACGTAGACCACGCGATCTTTGTACTCGTACCAGATCCGCATCTTCTCGAAGCTGTCGATTGCATCAACACCTATGCCGAGGACGCTCTTCGAGGTGAAGAGAATTCGATGGGGATTGTTGAGCTTCTTGCCAGTGTCTTCCGACGTAGCGATGATCTTGTCCCAGATGGGCATTGCGATGACAGGGATGCCATTGAAACTGAGAGCCTCCATGCCATTCAGCAGAGCCAAGCGAGCCGACTCGAGGCAGCAAGCGTCCATAAGAGACTGCTGATAGGCATCGTAGACCGACTGGGTAACGAGGATAAACTTGTCAGACTGCTGACGGAGCAGAAGCGGGGCACTAAACACGACCGACTGGATATATTCCTTTGCCTTGGCCGGGGTAAGCTTCTGAGCTGCATAAGATGCCCCAGCATTTTCCGTAATGGTGGCTCCGCGCTGGGACGGATTGGCTGTAACCTGGGCGGTAATCTGTTTCCAGAAACCATTGATGATGGTGAAAAATTTCAGGTCGAGACCATCCGTAATGATACCGCTGTCGGTAACGTTCTTGGCGTCTTTGTCGTTGAACCAGAACAGGCGGTACCAGAAGTCCATAATGGCGCGCTCCAGAACCTCAATGACGATGTTCATGTAGTCCGTATCCGTGAAGTCCGGAATGTCGACGCCGGTGCGGAGAGAGTAGATAGTTGCCGACTGCTGAAGGTCAGTGTAACACTGGGACAGGAGGATCTCCCAGATGCCGGGCTCCCACTTCAGCTTGCGGGTGTTGATTTTCCACGGCTGAGGAGTCGGGTTACACCCGGTGTTGACCACGCCGACCATGCCGCCCTCGCCGATGTAACCTACCTCGGTGTTAGTGACGATGTCGGGGAAAACTGTGTGAATGGAGTTGATGTCAGGACCCTGAATGGTGTCCTCCATAATCATCTCCGAGATTGCCTGAATGACACGTCCACAAAAAGTGAACTTGTCCATGTCAAGAAATCCGCCATTTTTAGCTGCCATAGTTCTTAAAGTTTTTGAGTTTGACTACTTGAGAATCTTTTTGGCAGCGTTGACCTTCTGGAGCTTTTCGCGAGCTTCGTTCTTGAGGTCAGCTGCCGAGGGTTCGGGCTTCTTGCCTCCGGGCAGAACCGTCTTGCGGTTCTTCGGGCGGTAGTTGCTACCACGGAGGTTGCGGAGTTCGTTCTCCTGCTCCTCGATGAGATTCGTTGCCTCGTCGAGCATCGCCTCCAACGTTGCAACGCGGTCCTCGAGAGACTCGGTCTCCTCCATCTCGATTTTGGTAACGATGTTGTCCTCGACAGTAACCACCCGGCCGTCTTCCAGAACGACAGTGCCCGACGTCTCGCCGTTGGCGAGAGTTGCCTCTACACCTTCGGCCAGATTGTCCTCTTCACCTACGGTCTGGAGAACGACCTGACCCTCAGCATCCAGATAGTCGAAGTTGGCGGGAGCGCCTTTCTTGCCATTCCGGAATGCCTTGACCCTGCTCATGAACTTCTCATAAGCGCTTTTTTCGTTTTTTGCCATAGCATTAAAAATTTGGTTTGTGTTGTATGAATTGATTTTGGAAATGAATCCCAAGTCAAGAAGGGATTTGGCATCATGGATGCGCTCCTCATGCATGACATTGCGGAGCCGTTCTCGGTCCTGACCTGTTCTCTCGACGTACACGTCAAGGATAGCCTCCTCATCCAGAGCAAGCTCCTCGGCAATGCTGCGAGCATCGCTGGAAGTGAGCCAATCCCCGACCGGCATGTACACCCTGTGGATGAGTGCCCGGCAATTCCTGTTTGCCGACCGGTTCTCTGCCGGAGCTGCCAACAAGATGCACACTGCCATAGAGTGGCATCCCCCGACAATATTTGTATATATAGTCCTCCCACTCATGCGAAGAAGGTCGTAAATCTTGAAGCCCTCCTCAACAGAGCCCCCTTCACAGTCAATGTTGATGCACACCTCCTGTTCGTCGGGGTGTTCATCAAGTACCCGGCGGAAGGTCCCCACGGAGCAGATCTCTGAGGTCCCACCCCAAAGCTCCATCATGACCCGATTCTCTTCAGAGTCAATTATGCCTTTTAAGCTGATGAATATCATATGCCAAATTATTTCGATACAAATATAATTATTCCTGATAGGTATTAAAATCCTATTTGTGCTGGATTATTTAAAAATTAGCCCGGTCCTGAATCTGCACGTAGTTAGCATCTTCCCTCCGAATATCTTCGATTGTAGCAATCACTCTCACCTGGCCAAATGCTTTTTGAATCGCTCTCTCCATGTCAAGCCGATTCATGGGCTCCGACGCCTCAGCGAATGATCGGATAGCATATCCCCCGTCCGATCCAACTTTAGTGAACGGTACTCCACCACCGAGTTCGTTTATGGCAGACAGGAGAGGAAGGAACATACGGCTCGACTTCTTGTTAATGATGGTCTCGCCTCCTTCCGCCTCAATGTGCACTCCCCCAGCGGCATGGCTGGGACCCTCAATGTATTTACCTCTTGCGGCTTTCGGCAGAGGAGCTGCCCAAAGAGCTGCCATCTGGGCTGCTCCCAAAGCTGCAGCTGCTGCAATGAACGGGATAGCCAAAGGGAATCCCATTTTAGCTGATGCCATGATGGAGATGGCAGTATTGATGCCAATCTCGAAGGAGCCCATTGCCCTCTCCCGGATAGCTTGCTCCCGTTTGATTTTGGCCAGTTCTTTCTCCTTCTGCTTCTCCATCTTGATTTTCTTCTCGTTATACTTGGCCTCTGTGATTTGGCCATTGGCGTACATATTCGCCAATGCCTGTTCCTCCCGGCTGTATTGTTCTTCTACCTCCTGGGCCCGGCGCTCCCCGAGAGCACTGGCCAAGTCGTTGAAAGCATTAGCAAAGCCGGATGCCATTTCGGCATACTCCCGGAGCTTCTCGATCCGTTCTTCCCATAAAGCCTCCTCGTTCTCAGCCATCTCGAGTTGGATCTGAGCAATGGCGTCCTCGTTTCCTTGAGCTGCTGCCAACTCCGCCTCCAGGTATCTTTTCCGTATCTCATACTTGGACTTGTGATTCAACTCGGCTTGAGCGAGCTCCTTGTCGAGGTCCATTTGCTGGAGACGAAGATTGTTGGCTCGGAGTTGGGCCTCCTGCTCATAGGTTTTCTCCCCGGCAGCTTTCCTGGCTTCGATTTGTTTCTCGAGCATCTCATTCTCGAGCTCCAGCTTCTTCCTCTCGTTGTCTGCTGCCTTTGAGAGGTCCTCGGCATACTGTTCGTCGAGAGCTTGGTTGAATCGGTCAAGTTGCTGTTTGGTAGCGTCCTCGCGTATCTTTTTGATTTCCCCCTGGAGGTTCTGCTGGATCTGTTTCTCGAGTTCGGCTCGGTTGACCAAGAACTGTTCGTAAGCGGCATACTCTTTCTGGTATTCCTCCTCGCTCATCCCTCTCACAAACTGGGGAGGCTGAATGTTGGCCAGTTCCTTCATGGCGTCCTGGTACTTCTGGGTCACCTGGGCAATCTGCATGTCGACTGTGCCTCCGGAAGCTACAGCCAATATGTTGGCTCTCACACCAGCAAGGTAGTCATTGAGCTGTTTGGCTTGGTTCTCGTAGAACTGCTTGTCAGACCGAGCCATGGCATTCAGAGCCGTCTGATACTCCTTATTAGTAATTTTGCCGTGAGCTTTCTGGAGAGCCAGACGTTCCCGGGCTCCATCCTGAGCTGCCTTGTAGAGCTTTTTCTCATACTCCATCCGGATGGCAATGCTCGTAGACTGGAATGTTGTTTGGAACCTGAGATCGTCTTCCCGGATCTTCTGCATGGCTTCCGAGTTCTTCAAAGCAATTTCCAGAGCCTTATCGGCGATGGACTGCTGAGCCTCCCGATTGGCTATTGCAGTCTCGAGAGCCAAGTTAGCAACTGCGGCTCCCTCATTCTCAATTGTCCGGAACAGTTCTTGGTATCGGCCTTTCAAGTCGTCGAGTTCCTTTTTGGCCTCCTTGTATTTGTTCAAGCTTCCTGACCACGTGTTGAGTTCCTCTTCCTTGGCTGCAATTACCCTCTTCAAGGAGTCGAACTCGTCCATTGCAGCCATCTGTCTCTGACGAGCTGCATTCATCTCGATCTCTCGGAGCTTGTTGGCTGTTTTGAGCTGAGCTTCGGCGATCTGTTCCGACGTGGCATGATTGGCTTTGAGGTTCTCGATCTCCCGTTTGCCCCGGATCTCCTCGGCTTTGGACAGAGTGTTCCGCTTGGTCTCGATCTGATCCAGTACATACGTGGAGGCTTCGGCAGCTCGGTTGTATGCCTCCATTGCCCGGGTTGCTCTCTCTTGAGCTTCCGTGTTACTGTTAAATGCGCTCGTAAGAGCAACCACTCCAGCCACCAATCCGCCCACTGCCGCTGCCACTAACACAACAGGATTGGCAGCCAAAGCCGCGTTCCAAAGCCATGTGGCAGCTGCTGCTGCTTTGGTGAGGATGTTGCCAGCTCCTTGTACGGCATTTTTAGCAGCTATCGCTTTCGTCTCGGCGAGAGTCTGGTTGATGCCAACCAGCTGAACCAAGTTAGATGCAGCTCGATAAGTGGCTTCTGTCTTGGAGAGAGCTGCTTGAAGAGAAGACAGAGAGGAGAGAGCCGTGATGATGGTTATCATCTTCGTCATGGTAGCATTGAGCTCCTCGTTCTCGCTCCCCAGTACCTGAGTGGCTGTGGTCCAAAGGCCCCATACGGAAGTCAAAGCTGACGTGGCGCTGGTAACTGCCTGTATGGTTTCAGTTCCTTTACCAACGTTGGATATAGCTGTATTGACCAGGTCCTCAGCTCCTTTCAGTTCACCGGCTCGTTTAATCATCTCCTTGAACGTCTCAGAACTCGTATCCCCGGACTGAGCCATCTGGATGAGTGTCTGGGTAAGGTCGGAGAGTTCCTGCTTGAGGTTATCGGTTGCCTTCTCGTAGTTACCAACTGATCGGCGGTAGTCCCCGAGTGCCTCCTCCTGAGCTTTGAGCTCCTCAGTTGTCTCTGCAATACGCTTGCCGAGTTCGGCTTTACGGGCTGCGTCCTGCATTGAATTTCCCAACTCTGCAAACTCGGCATTGTCCAAAGCCAACTGGGTCCTCAGCTTGTTCAGACTGGCCTCCTGTTGGTTCTGTAGCTTAATGTTGTTCTGGATTTGTTTCTGGTACTTATTCGCCTCAGTGTTGATTGCCTTGATCTGGTTGTCAAGTGCGTAGTACTCCTGAGCATTCTCCTCAGTCACTTTGCCCAGAGCCTTCTGCTGATCCCTCAGCTCCTGGGACCGGAGTTTCAATTCGGCTAACGTTTTGAGGGCATCCTCAGCTGTTACCCGGACATTGTAGATTGTACTTTTCTGTTCTTCGGCCATATTACATTCGTATTAGGTCCACTTTGGTTATCTTTCCAGCTTGGAAGTTGTTTATCTTCGAGACGTAGAACCAGAACCCATGCTCTTCCAGCCATATCGGGTTGAACAGATCCAGACTTTGGATGTCAAGCGAATCCAAAAGAATTTGGGTCTGTAGGATCTTCGGTCTTTTGAGTATATTGTTGATGAGCTTGTCGTAGTACTTAGGAACGTAGTAATTCAAATTTTTGAAATACGCCGGATATAGTCGGACTCGGGTAAGGCTATAGCCGACGCTTACCTGTGGCCACATATAGTCAGACTTACCGATATGGACGACCATAGGCTTACTGAGAGCATTGTACTCCCAAGTTGTCTCGGTCAGTTCACCGTTCTCCATCCGGCCTCTATTGATAGTCCAAATCGGGTAGTTAGCAAGTATATGAACCTTGTTTGTAGTGTCCTCATCAAAAAGGGCTTGGTTGAGCCCTGCCAAGAACCCAATTTGGAACAGGAGTTTAGTGGGCTGGAGATTGACGTCCGGGATTCTGAACTTGTACGAGTCAGTAACATTGTTGTCCTTGTTATCCTCCAGCTTTATCTCGTTGGACTGGGCATAGTTGGACAACTGGAACGTAAGTTTGGTGTCCTCCCCTTTTATCAGCTTGTCAGACCAATTTTTCCCGGACGAGCTTCGCCTGTTGTAGAACTCCTGAACCGAGTATGCTCTTGCTACTTTGGTGGCGGGATTCACGTCGATGGTTAGCCCGAACAGCTGGAAGAAAGCTTTGACTATGTCTCCCAAGCTCTTAAATCCAGTCGAGGCCAGGAGGTCATAGGTTAATCCGGGTTGAGGCTTATCCCCCGGGGAAGTTTCCGGCGCGGGAGGAGCAGTAATGCTGACCGGAAATCTCATGTCATACCGAGTGGGAGAGTAATTGCCTGTGTCGAGAGCCCCGTACACCAGTATGTGCTCTCCTGCCTCCATCGGGATGTCGACCGAAACGCTGCCGGAAGATCCCGACATCCAAGTTCTGTCCAACACTATAGCATCGGTCCCGTCGTTCTTGTAGTGGGTAACTTTGACTATCACCGAACCATTTTGGAGGGGAGAAGGATTGGACCATGCGAAACTAAACGTGATTGTAGTATCCCATAGAGTCATCCAGTTGAATGTCCCGGGTACGGTGCCCATAATCAAACGTCCGGCGACCGGGTCACTGAGAGTTACTCCGGGGGACCCTTGCCATATCACGCCGACCGTAGTGCCAATCGAGGGATCCCGGATCCAGCCAGTTCCGGATGCTTTCGGAGCACGAGGATTGTCTGCCAAAACGGGGTAAGTGCAAGGCAAAAACATTTCGGCTCGGTCGACGGGATCCACGTCGGTCTCAAGACTGTAACCTTCTCGGGCGAAGATCCACGTTACGAGATCATACCAGTTGAGGTGGGGGTAGAACTTGTCCAACTCCCTGACTTGCCTGATTGCCTCCATGGAGACCGGGGGGATGTTCGGGTTCTTTTGTAGAGTTGCATACAGCCAAAAGTACAGGACTTCAACCTCGTCGGGGCCGGAGAGGTATCGCTCTGTCTGTCCCATTGTGTCCGTGTACCACTTGAGGAGGAACATACCATCCCCGGGGTCCTTCGCGTCAGTGTTGTTTAGTGTGTCGAACAAGTCAGCAGTTGCCCCGAGGATCTGGACCCCGATCGATGTATCTGATACGTCTACGATGTTCAATACTGCTCCAGCCGGGGATATGAGTGCTCCCTCATAGAATAGCTGGCAAGGGAACTTCATGTAGGGCACATATGAACCCGAGCCAACTACAAAACTGAATTGGAATGCTTGCTCATTGTGGGTCGTCCTGGGAAGGCTGATCCGCTGGGAGTATGAGGCATTCCGGTCTTTCAGCTCCGCCAAGTTGTTGATCTGGTAATTCATCGCAGGAGCATCAAGCGGGAGGTCCAATGACCAGACCTCTCCGTCAATACCTCTCATGAGTAGTTCATAGTTCATATTACCACTGAGTTTGTTCATCAATAAGCTGGAACTCGTAGCTAACAGTATCCCGGGGAGCTTTGGTGTCCCAAGTCAGATCAGTATCGTCTACGAGGACTCGTTGCCATGCCCCAATTTGATAGTTGTAAACCTGGACCAAAGGCGAGAGAGCAACCCCTTTGAGCAAGTTGAAGTCGTTCTCATCAAGCTGTTCTGCTCCAGCTTGGACTATGTTCTTAACCTCTGGAGCTAACTCCCCCCTCGTCTCTGAGGTATAAGGATCCCGGGCATTAGCCAATACGTATTGGTCTCCCCTGTCAACCTCCTGCGTATACTTCTTGTGTTGCTCAAACATGTACGTATCCCATCCGCCTTTTCGGTTTATCCAGCGAATATAGAATGGGTTGCAAGGTACCTCCGTGTCGACAAATATGATATTCCATGCTCTATTAGGAAGTACTCCACCGGAAAGTCTGAGTTTTATGTAGTCAGCTCCGTCAGCATTTTCGTCCTCAAATTCGTACACAAGCGGGATGTTGAGTCGGCTGGAAATGTCAAATTGATGTTCTTCCTCGATCCCAGTTATCTTAACACGAACGTCGACCTGGATAGCGGGACTAATCCCCGAAACTCCTTTCGGGAACAGGGTGACGAAGTATGGGTACCCGGAGTATTTTTTTACGTACAGATCCCTGTTGTTGTCAGGAGTTCTGTCAGTCAATGCCAGTCCTATATTTGACCTGGAGAAGTTGGCGTTGTGTCCTCGGGGTCGTACCCCCCGGGAGGCATACCGGACATTGAAATCCTGTTCGCCAATGCCTTTGTAGGCGTATGCCGATATGAGGTTGTAGTCAATGCCAAAGTAGATTCTTGTGTCAGTGTACGGGAATGTTTTGGGACGATCCCGGAATCCGGCTTTAGCCAAGAAGCTGGGATCGTATTTCTTCTTCGGCCCGAATCCCGAGTCTCTGTAGATGTCGATGCTTTCAGTTAGTGAGTTTGCTGCTTTCACTGAACTGGGGCTATAGCCGATAAAGTTTTTCCCGTAGGTCAAAGACATGTTGGTCAGTGTTATCTTCACCCCAGATGTTGATCCTGCCTGCCCAGCATATATTCTCAGGACCGTGTTATCGTATGTAACGCTTTCGGTAGGCGGGACTTGAGCAAGCCATGTCGTGGGAGAGCCAATCGTTAGGTCGGTCACAGCAACCAAGACCACCCCATGGCCTTCTGCGTCTCCTTGGTATAGTGCGACCGTCAGGGGAGTTTCCACGTTCGCTATGACAGAGCCAACCCGAAAAGCATACCATTCCCCAGGTTCCATCCTCCGGGGTATTACGAACTCTCTGAACCATTCCTCATCGCCGCCGTCACTGTTGTCAAGCACCTCGGATCGCTCGTTGTCAATGATGTTAAGCGAGATCATGTTGGCCTTATCGAAGTTCTGAGTCTTGAGCTCAAGCCCGGATGTTAGGTTGTCGGTCTCAACTGGTATTTGCGAATATGCTGAGAATAGGGAGTCGTCAGCCGGTTGATTTGTGATTGCCATATCGCGCTATATTATATATCCGTGGTCCATATTGTTGTCGGGAGTGAAGGACTCCTCGATGAGGACCTTCATCATCTTGTCCAAATGCTGAGACAGATACTCCTCGAAGTTATCAGCGGGAGTGTCAACCAAGTCAACGTAAATGTGATTGCGGTAAAGCTCTGAGCCTTCTCGCTTTATCTTCCATGCAGTGGCATTTCCGAATCGGACCAGATCCTTCGGGTCCGAAAAGGTGATGCCTTTGAGCTTTGCCCACTCCATGATGATCTGTCCCAAATTGGCGGGGATCTTTCCAGGACCTCGTCCCCGAATGAGAGTGTAGAAGTAGTTCGGGGCTTCGATTGATCCCCAAACTGTTTCGCCTTCCCGTCCCGTCTGAACTGTTATCTGAGCATATGTTCTGCCGGATGCTTCCTGCCCGGCGTCCTGTGATGCCCGGATAATCTCATCCCTCATCTGGGTGAGACCCTCAGCCAATATCTGTTCCAGTCCTACCGCCATTTGTTTCTGGGTTTGCGAGCATTGGCTTTCTGCTGAGCCTTACGCTCTAGTTCCTTGTTCAATCGCTCCCGGAAGAGGTGGCTCTGCAAGTTGGTGAAAAGGAGGTTGTATACCTTTCCGTATTTCCACTCCAGGATCTCGTCCGGGTCCTTCGAGTAGTCCTTGGCTAGTGCAGTGATGGTAGCCATCTCGCCAACCACCATGGAGAATTGGGCAATGCCGGCTGCCTTCTCCTCAGCACTGGGCTCGTACTTGAGCTCAGTCTGTTCTCGCTCGATCCAGTATTTAATGCCCATGAGAACCTCGTACCAGTACTCGACAATTTCTGAGGTGTTTCTCAGACTCCATTTGACCCCAAGACATTGCATTCCTTCTTTCATCTTGTCGATGTCGGTCAGCTCCTTTTCAGTGATGATCCGGCCAAGCTCTATGCGTTGGCCGAACGTCATCTGACCGCCTTTTATGTCGATTCGCTGTATCATCCTACTATTGTGAGCGTGTTAAATGGATATTGCTTAAATATCTCGGGAGCCGGGGTAAGGACCGTCGTTCCTTTGCGGGCCTTGACTGTACAAACTGGATTATACCACAAGGTCCTGTCCCCCTGGATAGACCTTAGGGTCGTGTAAGATACCTCGAACGGATTTGATCTTGAATTCCCAATGTCTATTTGTAAGAATGTGTAACCGTTAGCTCCCCCCGTACTCCCGACAGCTATAATAAATCTCTCCGTGCTGTGAAGACGCCAAGGGGTATAGCCCGGAACGTTTGGTGAAGCTGTGAATAAAGGCTCGGGGGTCACGCATCGGATCATTCTGCCGGACAGATCAGTACCAACAGGCAAGTCTATTAATCTCTCGCCTATGAGATCCATGCTGGGTCCCCCAGCCCAAATACACCAGTCGGAATATATAGTCAACTCAATGCCCACACTGACCTCGTTAGCATCAAACCTGGCAGATGGGTAGACTATTCGTACCGTGTTCATCATCTCCGGGTAAAGCATCCCAAGCTGAGAGGTCTTCAACCGAAGGAGGAAGGGCCTTACGATCGTTCTCTCCAGCTCGTCTCTCAGGATGAGCCTCGATGTCGTCTTGGACTCAGCACTGAATGGGGTGTCACCTTTGTAGGCGTCATTGCCCATTGGCTCGAACTTACAGAAATAAATCATCAAAGGCAATCGCTGTCTCTGGTGGCCTCTGTACGGTATGTCGTAGTACCCCTGAGTCGGCTCCTCGATGTAGATGAACGTAGTGCTGACCGGATTCCCCTTTGGGTCCTTGATGACCTCTCCGTTGAGCCCAGTCTCAAATCGAGGCATTGTGTCCACTTTGACATTCAGCATCCGAGCCTGGTCGCACTCAAACACTGCTCCAGGAGCAAGATCCTGAAGCATTACTCGGAGATGGGCTATGATAGGTAAGGTCATCGCTTCGCTGGGATTATGATTTTGGCGGACTTCATGCCAGTCGCCTTCGGCTTTATCTCAAATATCATTCGCATGATGAGCATGTCCAGGAAGTCCGGGGATCTGCCAAGAAGCTGCTTCATGGTGTCCTTAGAGATGAGCTCTCGCTTCTGCTCAGCGGAGTTCGTGTTCTTAGACTTGAGGACCGACATCTCCTGCTTGATTTTCTCCTGAACTTCGGGAGAGCAGATGATGTGGATCTGGCGCTTGTTGATGAGCTCCGCCAGCTTGAATGCGCACTCCGACTTGATGTTGTTGTACGTCTTTGAGTCAATAGCTGACTGTCCTCCGTGAAACTCCCGGATGCCTTTCAGGTAGCTCTCCAGGTAGAACCCAAGTCCGTCAGCGTCAGAGACGATGCTGGACCGGGGGACTTTCAGACCGGTGGCCAATTTGGCGATCTTCTCCTCCATCTCCTTGCCTTCCGAGAAGCATTTGGCGATGGGGATCCGACAGACCATGCCGTCCCAGGTTCCAACCACCCAACTGTCTCGTCCTTTTCCGGCAAGGTCAGTGCTAATGAACCGATTGCCCGTCGGGAGTACGAACTCATTGCTGAACATGTCGCACACTGCATCATAGTCGACCAGCCAATTCGGGTCATCGTCATACTCCCAGTTGCCAAATACCAATCGCTCGATCTGCGATTGGGTCAGGTTCTGGAGAAGGCCTTCGATGTATCTGTCCGGGAGAGTCTTGTTGTCCTGGGGCAGAGCTTTGACGAACCGACGCCAAGGAGGCAGCTTGTTCTCCTTCCATGGCTTGTAATAGTCCGTGTAGAGGAAATTATTGGACGGGTTGCAGGTGATGAGGAGTTTGGGAGCCAGCTTGTAGACGTCATTCTTCCATCGACCGATGGAAGCCTGGAGGTTGGTCTTCGCCTCGCGGATAAACTCTCCGCCCTCTTCGATCCATCCCCGAGTCATCTGCATGGATCCGAATCTCTCGTACATGGGATCGCTGGGGTTGTACTTGGCATCGATGAGGTATATGCGGCTTTTGTTGTACAACTCGAAGAAGTTGTATTGGCCATTGAAGTGGTAGTAGTCCTCCGTGATACCCCAGTGTGTGAATACCTCGTAGAGTGAGGGTATGGTGTATCGGACTAAGTCAGCGGCCGTCTTACGCGCAATAAAATAAAATGTCTCCGGATAGGTGAGGGCATCGCCGGCTATCAAGGAACACCCGAGGTACGATTTGCCAGCACCTTTCGTGCCAGCATACAGAATGTCAGTGACTGAGTCATCAAGCCATAACCGAGCCACTTCCTTCTGCTTCTCGTTGCCTTTGGTGTCAAATTGAAGCCGGCGTCCCATTTTATTTTACCTCCATTCCTGTTATCTGCTCGAGAGTGATGCCTCCCGTTACATTGACATTGGTCTTGCGTCCTTGAAGCACTTGGATGAGGCTGGCAGCGTACTTGCCAACCAGGGCTCCCTCAATTTGCTGGGAATTGATGGCGTCCTCGATAGTGCCACCAATTGCAGCTGCTACCGGATCTCCTGTAAGTTCCCCGTACTCAATAGGGTTGAGCCCAGCGAACAGCCTGAATGACTCGATGGTCATCGGGCGGGAAATGTAGACGCTGCAGTCGTCGCCATTCTTATTCACGTGAGCTTGGGAGAAATAGTTATCCTTCATGAATTTGCAATACTCAATGAATGCAAAATAAAGCTCCCCCGCATCGGTGGGCTTTACAAAATCTCCGGCGTCTCGCCTTTTCTGTCCCTCTTCCATATAGGCGAGCGGACTCATTTTATATGTACTTCGTGCCATGCCTCAAATATAATCAAACCTTATACAAATTAAAAATTTATTTCTGCACAACAATCCCCGGAGCGTTTGGCCCCGGGGATCTTTAATTTATTCGCTTACGCGAATGAGGGTCACACCGAACCACAGGAACTTGACCGAAATACCTTGCGGCCAAATCATTCCTTCGTGGACCGTTGCGATGGATGGGGTCCAATTACAGTACTTGGTATTGACTTCCGAGTACAAAGCCCAGTTTTTCCCGAGCTGCTTAAAGTGTTTTGCTTTCATGCTTGTTTGGTTTTAATTTCCGTATGCGCGAGGGCCGTCCAGTATTTGTGGGTCGAGAGAAGGCCCAATTTGGCACCAGTTCTACTGACTCTGTCAGTTCTACTGACTCTGTCAGTTCTACTGACTCTGTCAGTTCTACTGACTCTACCAGTTCTACTGACTCTACCAGTTCTACTGACTCTGTCAGTTCTACTGACTCTACCAGTTCTACTGACTCTACTTCTTTTTGAACTTTTGAATCCGTCTCTCCGCTCTCTCCATCTGCTCGATGGATCGGTTCAATTTCCGTCTGGGACTGATCCACCATTGGCGGATCCCGCCGAAAATCGCGAACAGGCCAATAATGGCCAACAGATAAATTGCAATCATTTTCTACGCCTCCTTTCTAATTTGTTTTGTAGTTTGCGGACTTCACGCCAGTCCTCATACCGCATCCAGTTCGGACGGGACAGCAGACTCTGCTGTCCACGTGCTATTTGCATGGTGGTCTTTTTCAATTTGCGGGCGTAGTCCAGGACCTCCCGCTCCTCTTTTGAGTAGAGTCCAAGCCATCGCCGGAGCACTCCAATTTTTCCAGTTGGGGGTAGCCCCAACTTCTCAGTTTTTTCCATAATAAACAGTGTGGACACAATAAAATTTTTATTGTGTCCACCCTAAGTGATTGATATTAAATTGATTAGGCCCTAAAATCACCTCCCTGGACACAATAGACACAATGGTTCTGTGCACTCTATTTCGTGATTTCCCATTTCC